GAAAGGCGATTATGTTAACGCTAAGATCTTGTGCAACACACTAGACGAAGTTGTTTCACTAGTGCGTGAAGCATGTGAAATGGATAGGGACGTTTAATATGGCAACTAAAGCGTTCGATTTATCAAAGTTTAGAAAAACTTTGACCAAGTCAATCGACGGACTTGGTGTAGGATTTAATGATCCTACAGATTGGATTAGTACTGGCAATTATACGCTTAACTATCTGATCAGCGGAGATTTTAACAAAGGTATTCCACTAGGCAAGGTTACTGTATTTGCAGGCGAATCTGGTGCAGGTAAGAGTTTTATCTGTTCAGGCAATCTAGTGCGTAATGCACAGGCACAAGGCATTTATGTTATCTTGATTGATACAGAAAACGCTCTTGACGAAAAGTGGCTACATGCACTTGGCGTGGATACTAGCGAAGACAAACTTCTTAAACTCAACATGGCTATGATTGATGATGTGGCTAAAACCATTCATGAATTCATGAAAGAGTACAAAGAAATGGCAGAACGCCCTAAAGTCTTATTTGTCATAGACTCATTGGGTATGTTGCTTACCCCTACTGACATTAACCAGTTTCAAGCTGGTGACATGAAGGGAGACATGGGCCGTAAACCTAAAGCACTTACCAGTTTGGTGCGTAACTGTGTGAACATGTTTGGTAGTTACAACGTAGGCATGGTTTGTACCAATCACACGTATGCCAGCCAAGACATGTTTGATCCAGACGACAAGATTAGTGGCGGACAAGGATTTGTGTATGCAAGTTCAATCGTTGTTGCTATGAAAAAACTCAAACTCAAAGAGGATGAGGATGGCAATAAGGTAAGTGATGTAATGGGTATTCGTGCTAGTTGCAAGATCATGAAGACTCGTTATAGCAAACCTTTTGAAACTGTACAGATTAAAATTCCATATGAAACAGGTATGAATCCTTACAGTGGTATGGTCGATATGTGCGAGAAAGCCGGCTTGTTAAAACAAGAAGGTAACAGACTCAAGTGGGTCGATCCAGAGACAGGTGAGGAATTCAAATTCTACCGAAAAGAATGGAAAGATGATAAATTAGATATGATAATGAATAAATTTCATATCAAACCTTTGACAATAACTACCATTCCTGAGGAGACAGAAGAAAATGTTGAATGAAACACAAATTGGTGATGTATGGCTCACTTTTATCGAGTACATTGATAAGAAGCAACAAGAAGTAGTCGCAGAACGTTATATCGATCTATTGGCAGACTTCGGTGCAAGTGATCGCGTATTACAAGCGGCGACTGGCGTTGATGAAATCCTAGACCAAGCGATTGCATATTATCTTAATGATGATGAAGAATCAGAAGAAGAAGATGATGACTATAAAGAATTGGAATAATTAATGTGGTATACTAAGATAGCCAAGGATATCAGTCATATTCCAGATGCTGTTTTATATTACGAATCAGAGTTAGGCGAGGCTCGTAAAGAGGTTCGCCTGACTGGTAATTTAGAAAAAGCATCAGCAAGTATGCCTGGCGTAGTTGAACAACGATTTAGTCAACTACAAGAAATTGAAGCTATTTTAGAATATCTCAACATTGAATTACGACGTTTAAAAAGTCAATTTTTCCGAAAATACTTAGAAAATTATCAACGTGCATTGAGTAGTCGAGATTGCGAAAAGTTTGTAGAAGGTGAAGCAGATGTTATTGACTTTGAAAAAATTATCAATGAGTTTGCTTTACTTCGTAACAAGTGGTTAGGTATTACTAAAGCACTTGACCAGAAGCAGTGGCAAATTACAAATATTGTGAAACTACGGGTTGCTGGAATGGAAGACTCATCTATCTAATCAATTTGTCCAAAAGGACACCAATAGGCCTTAAATAATATTGAGGCCTATTTTTTTCACTAAAAAGGTTTACATTCAAACTAAACTAGTGTATACTAACATATATGACAACAATTGACAATTTACTGTTAAAGATTATAAATCACCCAGGACCTGGTATAGAAACACTACTGGCACCAAAAGACGCAGCCACTTTAAAAAGCCTAGCTCACCAAGCCGCTGGATCATTCTTTATTACAGAAAATCAAAGTAATCTGCTGTTAAAGATATTACAATCTAATAAGAAAAAATTAAGCAATATTGATGATACACTGACTAGTACACTAACGACGCCGACCTGGTCGCGCCCATTTAGACAAGTTGATCAGATAAAGAAACTGTATATTGCCAAGGTATCAGAAGAACTCGAAATTTGTATAGAATTTACATTCTCAGCAAACATAAGAAAGATACTTCAACAGAGTACTAAGCATATAGAAAATCTCCATAGCGGTGAGTTGGGGGGAAAATGGTATGCTGAACTAACTGAAAAAAATATAGTCGGCCTTGTTGAATTGCTGACCCCGTTTAATTTTGATATTAGTAGCGAGATCACAAATTATTATGATATCATAAAATCATGGAATGAAGCTGACATTAGATCTCAATTTTTAATTACTAATATTGAAAATAATAGCTTTCAAAAACATATTACTGCTGACCTCGGCATAGATACTGCTGTTACCCAACATATCATCCATGACCGGAGCATGCGGTATCAATACTTTACAGATACTGCTAAAAATCTAGGTGAAAACTTAACCGAGTATATTGCCAATAGACCGGCTAGTAGACTTTGGATCAATAAGAAAGAACACACATTGGATGCTGTAATCCAATCAATAACAGATTTGAAACGATATCCAATGCTAGTTGTATTCCAATCCGAGAATGAAGTAGTGTCTACCCAACAACTAGAAATGCTAGTAGATTCACTAGAAAAAAATGGAATTACTAGTAACATTGGTGTTTACTTTAGATTTAATAATACACCGTCAGGAACTATTTTTAATAAAATAGTTGCTGACCGACAACTAAATGCAAAGCTAGATCAGGACACAAAAGTTGCTTGTATACTAGGTAGTAAGATTCCTAAATTCTTTTTAAAAAATACCTGGAGGCCAATGAGTGTACTAGGATTAAACACCAAATTAGGCCTACGACACGGCAAAACGAGTGTATACTCTAAGAGTTGCGATTTAGTTTTAGACTACTGTGACGAACCTGCGTTATTGGAAATAACTGTAAAATGGCCGTAAAACTAATAATACGAGATGAAGTTAATATCAAACTTGAAAACTTACCGCTTGATGCTCGTAAGAAGTTAGCCAACGCTTTCAAGTATGAGATCCCATATGCACGATATCATCCTGCGTTTAAGTTGGGACGTTGGGACGGTATGGTTAGTCTGTTTGGCCTAGGCGGCAATGGCTACCTAAGCCAGCTAGAAGTTATTTTAGAAATACTAGGTAAGATGGGTATTCAAGTTGAAGACGTTGAAGACTTACGCACTACTAGTGCGATTTCCTTTACTCCAGTAACTGAAACATACTGGGCCGACCAAGGTAAAGTTTGGCCCAAGGGTCATCAACAAGCCGGCCAGCCTATCATGTTACGTGACTACCAAGTTGACGCTGTTAATAAATTTCTTGAAAACACACAATCATTACAAGAAATTGCTACAGGCGCAGGCAAGACTATTACTACAGCCACATTGAGTCAGCTAGCTGAAAAATACGGACGCACAATTACTATTGTTCCTAACAAAAGTCTAGTAGAACAAACAGAAGAAGACTTTATTGCTGTCGGACTCGACGTTGGTGTGTATTACGGAGATCGTAAGGATTTAGGCAAGACGCACACAATTTGTACTTGGCAAAGTCTTAATATTTTAGACAAGAAAAGTAAAAATCACGAGCACGATATATTAACACTGGCAGAATTTCTTGATGGAGTTAAATGTGTTATTGTTGATGAAGTTCATATGGCCAAGGCAGAAGTGCTAAAGAATTTACTAACACAGAATCTAGCAAATGCTCCAATTCGCTGGGGATTGACTGGGACTGTTCCTAAAGAAAAATTCGAAAGTGAACAAATATTTGCCAGCCTTGGACCAGTGGTAGGCGGTATCAAAGCACACGAGTTACAAGATATCGGGGTGTTATCTACATGCCATGTTAATGTTGTGCAACTAATAGATCTACCGGAATTTAGCAGTTATTCAGACGAATTAAAATATCTAGTCACTGATGACGACAGGATGATTTATATCAGTAAGCTGATTAAAAAAATATCAGAAGCAGGCAACACACTAGTTCTAGTTAATAGAATCGATTCAGGCAAATTTATTATTAATGAAATTGAAGATGCAGTTTTTGTGTCAGGCGAAGTAAAGACCAAGGACAGGAAGGAAGAGTATGACGAAATTAAAACAAGTACTAACAAGATTATTGTGGCGACTTACGGTGTGGCCGCTGTGGGTATTAATATCCCAAGGATTTTTAATCTGGTTCTTCTTGAATCCGGAAAGAGCTTTACAAGGGTTATACAATCAATTGGGCGAGGTATTAGAAAAGCAGAAGATAAAGACTTCGTCCAGATCTGGGACCTCACGTCAACGTGTAAGTATGCCAAACGACATCTTACAGAAAGAAAGAAATTTTACAAGGAAGCTAAGTATCCGTTCAATATTGAAAAGATAGACTGGCAAAAATAAGGATTTATGCAAATATTAACGCTCGAT